GACAATCTTTTACAGATGCCAAATATCCATTTGACATTAGCCCTTTTCGGCATTCTTCGTTTTCCCAGCAACAGAAAGAATCATTCTCAAGAAGATAATCATCCAAAGAATTCACACATTCTGCATCTGCATCAATAAAAAAACCACCTTCATCGTGAAGTAGTTGATATCGCAAAATATCTGCTTTACCCGGAAGGGAGGGACAGAGATCGAATTGCTTCTTGCATTTTATTTCTGGTAAGTTATCATCAGTCCATAACTTATGTTGCCAAGAAGGATTTTTGTCTATCCAAGATTGTATGAATTTTTGTGGTCGTTTTGATTGGTCGCCTAACCAAATTTGATGAATAATTTTTGGGATCATAAGTACTCACAATAATATAAAACATACTAAAGAAATGTCAAATATATTTATTTGACTTTATCTAAAGATACTCTATAGTTCTCTTAAAAAGAACTTTAAAGAAGAATATTAAAGATGAATCTAGAAGAACTAAAGAACTCTATAACTAAAGACTCTCAAATAGACTCTACAGAACTAGGTATAGAGTCTCTTAAGATACCTCAAATACACTCAAAGTATCTTAATCAACTTACGGATCTTAAATTACTTTTGACGAAGTACCAGCATGACTTTGCCATTTTGCGTTTGCGTAAATGGAAAATTTACACTGGCAAGGCTTCTGAAGAAGAACTTGCAGACTGGAAAGAAGAACCGTTTGAATTGGATATTTTAAAGACAGATGTTGATAAATTCATGGACGCAGATCCAAAACTAATTGAACTTAAGTCAAAAATTTCTGTCACAGAAATTAAAATTAAAATGGTGGAAGAATTTTTGAAAGCACTCAATAATAGAAACTTTGCCATCAAGTCTGCAATTGAGTGGAACAAAATGATGAATGGCATAGTCTAAATATTAGGTGCTATCATTTAAAAATTTTTTAAAAGAATCAACAACATCTAAAACAGTAAATGTAAAAACTGTTGATGGTATTGATTTAGAGGGAATTTACCACCCAAATGGTGATACTGTGTTAGCACATACACATGGTACTGCTTCATTTTATGGAAATGAAGCATTTGAACCAGACCTATTAAAATTTGCTAAATCAAAAAATTTTGGATTTTTAAGTTTTAATAACAGGGGAGCTCATATTTTTAGTGAATCTGGGGGGGCAGCTCATGAAAAATTTTCAGATTCTCCAAAAGACATTGATGCTTGGGTTTCTTTTTTAAAAAATCAAGGAGTATCAAAAATAATATTAAGTGGGCACAGTCTGGGTACGGAAAAAATAGCATACTATGTTAGAAACAATCCATCAAAAAATATTGTTGCTGCACTATTTTTGGCTCCATCAGACACTATAGGAAATCAATTAAGATATGAGAAAAAAATTGGTAAATCGTTTTTTGATGAAGCAAACCATCTAGTAAATGCAAATAAATCAAATCAACTTCTTTCAGATAAAAAAGCACATGCTGGGGTTCTCCCAATGTCTGCAGAGGCTTATCTAGATTTTTATTTACCAAATAAACCATTACAAGACGCTCTTCCATTTAGAAATAAAAATATTAAAAAATTTAATATTCCTATTTTTGCATTGATACCAAATAAAGATCATTACAATATTACAAGTACTAGAGATTATTATTATAATTTAAGTAATGCTGGTGTAAAATCCATAATAACTGATACAGATCACGATTTTAATAATTTTGATACGTATAATACACTAAAAACATTAATAGATATTTTCTAAATATTATGTGGATATTGAAGTTGATTCTATTGATGAAGTTCGGTATTATGTAAAGACCGACAAAGGCATAAAACAAGAGTTAAGGGACTATTTTTCATTCATGGTCCCAGGTGCTCAATATATGCCTTTATACAAAAAAAGAATTTGGGATGGTAAAATAAGATTGTTCGACATTCTTTCTTCCACTCTTCCCCGTGGATTAAAAACTTATCTAGAAAAGTTTTGTAAAGAACGACAATACCAACTAAATATTAAAGAGACAAAAAATCCTCTATGCATCACGGAGGACAAACTTTTACAGTTCTACGATACATTGCAGGTTTCAGTAAAGAAACAAGCAGTGAAAATGCACCCACACCAACAGCAGGCCATACTGCATGCTTTGAATCAACACAGATGCGTGCTGATTTCGCCTACTGGTTCGGGCAAAAGTTTGATCATATACGTCTTGGTCCGGTTTCTTCAATCCGTATTAAAATCAGATCGGAAAATACTCATATTGGTTCCCACGGTTGGTCTGGTGAATCAGATGGAATCAGACTTTTTTGACTATTCAAAGAACGATAAATATTGGTCTTGTAAGAAGTATATTCAAAAAATAATGGCTGGAGCAGAAAAGGAACTCAATAAGCAGATTGTAGTTTCCACGTGGCAATCAATATACAAACTCCCAAAGACTTGGTTTGATCAATTTGATGCAGTATTCTTTGATGAATGCCATCAAGCCAAAGCAGAATCAATCAACTTCATAGGCCAAAAACTTTTAAAGGCTTGGTTTCGAATTGGAACCACGGGAACACTTGATCAGGCTCAAGCACACAGACTGAGTATTGAAGGTATTCTTGGACCAGCAATACAGTTTATTCAAACAAAAGGATTGATGAACAAAGGTTTGCTTGCAAAACTCGGCATAGATTGCATAATTCTTAAATATACTGATGAGGAGAAACAATTTATCAAAAAACAAAAATACATTGATGAATTGAAATGGATCGTAACGAATGAAAAGCGAAACGAATTCATCAAAGAACTCGCCCTCCGCACCAAGGGGAATACCCTTGTCCTCTTTAATTACGTCGAAGACCACGGTAAACCCCTCGCAGCTCTCTTGGAAGCAGCGGGAACGGATCGCAAAATATATCTCATACACGGAAAAACAGAAGCAGAGTCAAGAGAATACATCCGTAAAGTCATCGACAGAGAATCAAATGCCATTCTGGTGGCCAGTTTTGGTACGACTAGCACTGGGATCAACATTGTCAATCTTGATAATATTATTTTTGCTTCACCTACTAAATCGATTATAAGATTGTTGCAGAGCATTGGTCGTGGTCTTAGAGTGTCAGAAAAGAAGAAAACACTCAAAGTATATGACATTGTTGACGATCTTTGCTGGAAGTCACACAAGAACCATATCTACAGACACTTTGAAGAGCGTGTAAAGATTTACAAGAAAGAAAAGTTTGATTACAGCGTCCATTCAATGACCTTCACAGACCTTGGAAAAAATAAATAAGAGTAGGAGGACATCCTATGTCCGATTCACTTCCTGAAAATCCTCTTTCAGGCACACTTAGAGTTGTTAGGTTGCTTACGGGAGAGGAATTAATTGGTCTGGTCAAGGATGTGTCCCAACACGAAATTAGCATACGAATGCCAGCCCTCATGGAGAATTATGCAACTAAGACTCCTGAAGGTGATATCATGGAGTTCGTCAAACTTGTCAATTATCTTTATAACATCAAAGGATTTGAAATTTTGGTTCCTCGTAACTCCATTGTTTACATGGGAACACCCACAGATGAACTTACTGCAATGTACGAAGCCTACTTGATTCTGATCCAAGACAACCCAAAATCAGCAATTGCACCAAACAATGTTTACGGGACAGGAAACCAACAAGGTTTAGAACTTTTAAACGATCTTTTCAACAATGATGATTTTGTTGGCTTCATCAACGATTTAATGGAAAATTTTGAGGCTGCTGGTGTTGATTTAGGAGATGACGAAGAAGAGGAAGTCGATGTAGAATCGTTTATAAGCCCCGAGGAGGAGGAAACGCCTCCGAAGCCACCCAAGCGAAAGAAACGCCGTAAAACGAAACCAGAGACTAATAAAATGCCTTATAAACCGGAGAGCCCTCCAGAAGATCCGGAAAGTTGGTCAGACAACCCCAACGACTATCTTTAACGATCTTCTTTCAAGTTTGATGGAACTGCATCTTCACCATCAATCCACATGTCGTAGTATGAATATTTGAAACTGCATGTGGCTTTTTGAATTACGGCATCACTACTATCGGCCTGAAATACTAAGCCATTTAATTTTACTGGTATGATGTAGTGAAAGGTTGTTTGCAATATAGAGCAATTATTTGATGGATCAAAAAGATACAAGTTTGCTGAGTGATGCCAGTCTTGATACATCAAATTGTGATCGATATCATTTTGAATATTTGTAATATTTCGAATCCAAGAATACAAATTTTTCCAGTTTGTCAGATCGGAATCCACAATGAATTCAACATTTAACAATTCAAAGTTTGCACTCATGGTGGGAACAGGGATAGTCACACCAAGAACCGTTGGTTGATTTTGATCTGGTACTGCGATTCCCGGTAAATTTGCACGCTGACACATGAGTTCCATCTGTTTGGTACCACGACCAAAAATTAGACGAAAGTAACTGTTGTATAGTGGATTAATATTTGATGAACAAATGCTCATAGAAATATTTATGGTAAAACAAAAACCTCCCGATTTCTCGGGAGGTTTTCGAAGGTTAGGTTAACTTACCGATCAGAGAGTGTTGCCGTGGAGGTTCTTAACGTTGGTCAAACGGTAGTATTGGTTTAG